TCCTTTGTAGATCCGGAGTATCACAGATATGATATCATAATTGATATGCCTGAAAGCGAGCTACCGATTAGCTTAGAGTATGCACTAAAGCCGGCACAAATTCAACAAGCAAAAGAAACAAGAGCAATTAGACTAACTCAAGAAACCGGAGAAAAAGTCTTAGCTGAAAATATTCTAACTACTGATTTGATTTTCAGAGTGATGACTTGGGAACATATTCCGATGTCACAGAAACAACCAAGAAAAACAACTAAGAAAAAAACAGCAAAAGATATTTTTGTTTTCGAGAACGAAGATGATGATATTTTTTCTGATTTAGAAGACACCACTACTAAAAAAGATGTTGACGATATGGTTCACGTTAAAGTCAACTTCCCTCCCTTCCAGCATTACAAATTAGATGACACTAATACATTCACTTGCGTAGGTAAGAGTCACTGGGAAGGTGGTATGGAGAACGGACACTTTAATAAAGATCACGGTAACATCACTAATAAACTAGCTCGTATGTATATGATGCTTTGCGAAAAGTACTCCATGAAGTTTAACTGGCGCGGATATACATACCGTGATGAAATGGAAGCAAGTGCAATTCTACAGTTAACATATGTTGGGCTTCGTTTCAACGAAGCAAAGAGTGCTAACCCATTCGCATACTATACCGCAGCAGTAAACAACAGCTTTTGTCGTGTATTGAACACTGAAAAAAGAAGTCAAAACATCCGTGATGATATTTTGGAAATGAACGGGATGAGCCCAAGCTTCAGTCGCCAAATGAAGGACAAACCAATGGGTCAAGGACTTAAATAATAGGTTACCAGTTTTATTGCTTTTTACAATTAAAGGTACTATAGTCGTATTATGACAAATTTATTCAAGAAGGCTGCTGTCTTTACTGACATTCACTTCGGTCTTAAAAGTAACAGTTTACAACATAACCAAGACTGCTTAGACTTTGTAGAGTGGTTCATTAGTAAAGCAAAAGAAGAAGGGTGTGAAACGTGTTTGTTTTTAGGTGATTGGAATCACCACAGAGCAAGTATTAACATGCACACCCTTCAGTTTGGACTACGAGCGTTAGAAAAATTAAATGATAATTTTGAAAACGTTTATTTCATACCCGGCAACCATGACCTTTACTATAGAGATAGGCGAGACGTTAGCAGCGTTGAATGGGCAAAACATTTACCTAACGTAACTATCGTCAATGATTGGTTCAATGAAGGCAATGTAGTCATCGCTCCTTGGCTCATTGGTGATGACTACAAGAAGTTAGCAAAGATGAGCGGTAAGTATCTATTCAGTCATCTTGAGCTTCCTAACTTCTATATGAACGCAATGATTCAGATGCCAGATCACGGTGAATTGAACGACCAGCATGTCACTGGCTTTGAGAAAGTATTCAGCGGTCACTTCCACAAGCGTCAAGCACGTAACAACATTTGGTATATCGGCAATGCCTTTCCTCACAACTATGCAGACGCAGGCGATGACGCTCGTGGTATGATGATTCTAGAATGGGACCAAGAACCAGAATTTCATGCATGGCCTAATCAACCTAAGTTTCGTGTATACAAGCTTAGTGATATCCTAGATAACCCAGAGGGTTTGCTATTGCCTAAAAGTTATGTTAGAGTGCATCTTGATATTGATATTTCGTATGAAGAAGCAAACTACATTCGTGAAACTCTTATCCCTAAACATGACTTGAGAGAAATGACACTAATTCCTATGAAGCTAGATACAGTTGGTCAAGACTTAGCACCAGGTGAAATAAACTTTGAAAGCGTTGACCAAATCGTAATTGATCAAATCACTGCTATTGAGAGTGATTTTTATGATCCTAAAGTATTATTAGAGATATATCGTAACCTATGAGCCTTACACTAAAAAATATTACGCTCCGTAACTTTCTATCTATCGGTGCAGTAACACAAGCAGTCAACTTTGACAGTAAAGAACTTACGCTTATTCTCGGTGAAAACCTTGACTTAGGTGGTGATGGTGCTAGAAATGGTACAGGCAAGACTACTCTTATTCAGGGTCTTACTTACGCATTGTTCGGTAGCCCAATCAATCAGATTCGTAAGGACAACTTGATTAACCGTACTAACGGCAAGGGTATGATGGTTACTCTTGAATTCAATAGTAACGGTATTGATTATAAAATTGAGCGTGGTCGTCGTCCAAACATTCTTAAGTTCTATGTAAACAGTAACTTACAAGAGACAACAGATGACGCACAAGGTGAAAACAAAGAAACGCAGATAGATATTGAAAAATCTATCGGTATGACTGCTGATATGTTCAAGCACATTGTTGCCTTGAATACATATTCTGCTCCATTCTTGTCATTGCCCGGCGGCGATCAAAGAAAGATTATTGAACAATTACTTGGTATCACCTTACTAAGTGAGAAGGCTGACCTAATCAAAGATAAGCTTAGAATCAATAAAGAAACAATCCAGCAAGAAGAATTCAAGGTCAAAGCAGTTGAAGAAGCTAACAAGCGGGTTCAAGAACAGATTGATGCATTAAAGCGCCGCCAAAATCTTTGGCAGAAGCAACATGACGAAGCACTTAACAAGTTAGTTGCCGACTATGATGAGCTTAGTAAGATTGACATTGAAAGAGAACTGCTTTCACATAAAGATTTAGCCGTCTACAACGAAAAGAAAAAGCAGCTAGAACAATATCAAGCTATTCTTGCAAGGCAAACTGCATGGTTGCAAAAGCGTGACAGTGATATTGCAGCACTTCAAAAGCAATACGATACACTAAGCCACATCAATATTGATGATGAGTTGAAGGCACATTACGACCTCAAAGTTTATAATGCTGCCAAACTTGAGCTTGAAAACTTAGACAAGACTATTAAAGCACTTGAAGCTTCGTTAAAGAAGGATCAAGCACTTGTTACTAAGCTTCAAGAAGAAATCAAGACGCTTGAAGAAAACAAGTGTTATGCTTGTGGTCAAGACTTCCATGACGAAAATCATGCCTCAGTGATTAGCAACAAGCGTGACTTGTTGACTATTTCTGAAGGTGAGCTTGCCCAAACCCAAAACGATTTAGAAAAAAATAAAAATTCAATCTATGTTTTGGGCGAGAAGCCAGTTACACACTATGCAACTGAAACAGAAGCAATCAAGCATAGCTCGGAACTTGAGCGAATTCAGCAACAGATTGCAACTAAGAATGCTGAGGAAGATCCTTACAGTGACCAATTGATTGGTAATGATATTGTGCTTCCTGTTATGCCAGTTACTATATATGACAACGAGGCAGAAGCAGTTGAACATCGCACCATTGTTGCTAACTTAGAAAAGTCTATCGCAACTAAAGCAGAAGAATCTGATCCGTATAGTGAGCAAATTGCTGACATGGAAAAGCAAGCACTACAAGAAATCAATTTTGATAGAATCAATGAGCTTACCAAGTATGGCGAGCATCTAAAGTTCTTGCAAGATTTGTTGACCAGCAAAGACTCATTCGTTCGTAAGAAGATCATCGATCAGAACTTAAGTTATCTAAATAGCAGGCTGACAAACTATCTTGACAAGATTGGTTTGCCGCACACAGTCGTTTTCAAAAATGACTTGTCGGTTGAAATTACTGAACTTGGTCGTGAGTTAGACTTTGATAACTTATCACGAGGTGAGCGGAACCGACTAATACTTGGTCTTTCATTTGCGTTTAGAGACGTTTGGGAGAACCTATACTATCCCATCAACACAATCTTCATTGATGAGTTGATTGATAGTGGTATGGATACTGTTGGAGTTGAGAATAGTATGGCTATTCTCAAAGATATGTCTCGCAGGCGCAGCAAATCTATTTGGCTTGTCAGTCACCGCGAAGAATTAGCCGGGCGTGTCCCGCAAGTATTGAAGGTTGTGAAAGAAAATGGATTCACTTCATACAATACTACTACTGAAATAGAATAAAAATTTCAGGCACTGAATAGAAAGATAAGTTAGTATATGCCATCAGCAAGTAAGAACAAAGGCTCAAGTTTTGAGCGAGAGATTGCAAAATTTCTCACAGACCTATACGGCGAAAGCTTTATTAGAGCGCCCGGCAGTGGTGCATACGTAGGCGGTAAAAATCAGTCTCGTAAAGAGTTTCTTCATGAGGGGCAGATTAGAAGTTTTAAGGGTGACATTGTTCCCGGACAAAGTTTCAATAAGTTCAATGCAGAATGCAAGAGCTATGCTGACTTCCCATTCCACCTGTTACTGACCGGTGAATGTAAAATACTTGATGGCTGGATCAAGCAACTAATGGACGTTGCTGAAACAGATGATTGTTCTGTACTATACATGAAATTCAATAGAAAAGGAAAGTTTATAGCTGTGCAGTCTAAGTTTACTTGGGTTGCAGATAACTTTATTCACTATAATTCTGATAATGCAGGTGAGTGGATCATAATGGAATTTGATCACTTTTTTAGACTCAACAAAGACCTTCTTAAAATTTACTCAGGCTCAAACGACACCAAGTCAGATGAACTTTTGACAATCAATACTTAAATTATCTAATACAGAACCCTTTACATTGACATGACTGTTACTACAGTCCTCCTTGAGGTTGCACCACGAATGAATGCGGCCGGATTCTGGAGTATGCCTGATCGTGAGGTCAGGGAACACCGATAAGGCTCTCGCACGGTAGGCGAACCTTGAATGAGTCTATAACTATTCTGTTTTGATGTTATAGGACATGCGTTGCCGAAGAATAGAGTGAGTTCCACTTTATAGCTTCACTACAACCCAGTAAACTTTACAGGGCAACCGGTGGCGTTATACAGCATGTAAAGCTAGTATGACGGGGATAAACAGCAAAGGATGACAGGCCATGGCAATGTCCTAAACTTTGGTAGTGCCTTTCAGGGGCACTACCATGGCTTCTAAACCGGCAATGTATATTCCTTATAAGATTATAATGAATTTACTTTTTAAAAGAATAGACCGAGCGTAGCGTAAGGTCTAGTTGTTCGTAAGAACAACTCTTAGAAGTAAGGTAAATTAGATTTCTTAGTAACTTCTAGGTTGCTCTCAATGAGTTTGTTAATTTCTTTACGTTCGGATACTGACATATTCAATATATCCTCGTATGAGGCCCCACCGCGCATATGCCAGGCCATGGAAAGGGCCGAAGCTTTTAAATCTTTAATTTCGTTATCGTATTGCTCTAGGAACCCTCTGATTTCTTCCGGAGAAGAAAACAGAAGTTTTAGCCGAAAAAATCAGTAGGGTCAACAGTGAATTTTTGTGAGTACTCGTGTTGGCACTCAGTGCATACGAGATCGAGTGGTTTAAGTTCGGCTTCTCGTCTTAGTTCGCCGTTATGGTCACGAATCTTAGAGAATACGTTTCTATCACAGTTTTTTAAGAAGTCAAGAATAAATTCTTTCTCAGTAACGACCATATCTGCGGTTTTAATATGATCAATTGCAAGTGAAAGAACTTGCATGGTTACTAACGTAACTGTTTCCAAAGCAGATTTGCTTAATTTTTCTCTTTCAGCTTCATCTTCTGTAGTCTCGATTGCCATAAATTTCTTCTGTAAATCAAACTGGGATAAAGCTGCATCACTCATCTCTTTATAGGTTAGCGGTCTAAATTTTACAGAAATTTCGCCGTATGGTAGTTCTTCATCATAGTTTGCAGGTTTAATAGAGGCAATCAAAGGAGACAAATCTACAGCAAAGTTGGAGCTGTTTTCGCACTCAGGGCATGTACTTTCGATGTCTAGATTTTCTTGTCCGCTAGCAGCTTTAATTGCCAAAAGAACTGCGTCTAAGTCACTGCTGTTAATGAGCCATGGATTTTTAATATTCGGAATACAGCTAGCTATTAAATCTCTCACTGCTGTTCCGTTATACAGGGCATCTGGAGTTCTAACAGAAATTTCATCAATTGCTGTCATCGGATATACCGGTAATTCTCCTGATTCAGGAATATCAACTACGTCTGCGGTATAATACTTACCGCCACTTGGAAGCTTAATGTATACTGCTGGTCTTCTGAAATATTGTCTTAGTGGATTGTTTTCCATTTTCTTTCCTTATTTGTAGTGAGTTTTATATTACTAAATACAAATGTATTTATTGGGCAAAAAACTTGGTAAAAAAAATGGAATGTAATAATGGATCCTGAAATTCAAAGAGAGTTTGAAGAACAACTAAGACAGATGAATGAGATGCTATCGCAGATTAATTCCACGATGGCAGGAACAGTAAAAAACATTCAAAGTCAGAATACTGCTATTTCAGGAAATACATCTTCGGTAAAAAATCAAACTGAAGCGAATAATCAATTATCTACTGCTACTACAGGTAGAACTAAGTTAGCTGACGCGGAAGCTCAAGCACTCAATAGAAGCAATGAAGCAAAAGCTAAATTTAAAACGGCAATTGATGATAGTTCGTTTGCTCTTAGAGGCTTCGGTAGAGCATTAACTAGCACCGAAGAAGGCTTCAAAAAGTACGGCGCCGCTACAGAATCAGCCGGTGATGCTGCTCTCAGTATTGGTAAACAGTTTGGTATTGTAGGTACTGTATTAGGTGGTTTGGTCAAGGGCCTTACCATGTTTGCTTCTCAAGCACTGTCAATGCATGATACCATGATTCAAATGAATCGTGATTTCACAAAATTTGCCGGAGTTATTCCTGCTACGAATGGTGAAATGGCTAACCTTGCTAGTGCTGCAGGCTACTCTGGCGAGAGAATGGGAACTCTAGCGAAAATTACTGAAGTAGCAGGTAGAGGTATCGTTGCTTTAGGTGATACTGCTGGTTCAGGCGTAATTAAATTTACTAAAATGGCAGCAGTAGGAGAGGAGGTATACAAATCTTACAGTAAATTAGGAGTAGCACAAGAAGATTTATCCAAAATGCAAGCCATGTATGTTAAGTCGCAGGCTCAGTCAGGTAGATCATATGACTTACAAACAAAAACTGCCGGGCAATTACAAAAAGAATCATTGGCTTATGTTGACAATCTTCTTAGAATGTCAGCTATTACCGGAGAAAGTGCCGACGAACTAGAAAGAAATAGAGAAGTAGTTCGTTCTGAATTTGAAGAACGAGTAAAGGTTCGTCAAGAAGAACTTGAAGCACAGCGACAAGAAAAATTAGGCAATAAAGAAAAAGCTGAAGAAATCAGAAATGAGTCTAAAACTAGACAAGCAATGCTTCAGAAGCTTTCGGACCAGCAAGGTCCCGCTGTTGCGGCAATGTATGGCAGAGTGTTACGAACGGGGGCATTTGATGAGTTTTCTGCCGGTCTAGCAGCACAAGGTCAATCTGCAAGTGAAATTGCTCAGATGACTAAGGGCGCCACGACTGAAGCAGAACGTGAAACTAGAGCTAGACAACTATCTCAGATGGCCATAGAAGGCACTGACAAATCTCTCGTAATGCTAGGTGACTCTTTGCAATATGGCGGACAGGATCTCGGTAAAAATTTCGGTATTCTTAATGAACAATTAGGTAAAAACGAAACCTCAATCGGTAAAACAGTGACCGAGCGTGAAGCTGCCGCAGCCGCTGAGTTAAAGGCAAAAGCAGCAGCAGTGGATAAAGATGCCACAGCGCGGGCAAATCAAGAAGAAGCAGACCGTAAATTCCAAGCTGAATATCAAAACGCAATGTTGGCGTTAGCTAGAGAAATTATGCCCACTATCACTGCTGCAACACGGGCCGCAGCTAGCGCATTAGGAAAACTCAACGATTTCATATTAACTAATAAAGACCTTATGAAAAGTTTAGGGATAGCTGTAGCAGGGGCTATTGGGGTATTTGCAGGATTCACTGTTATTAAGGGTGTTATATCTCTTTTCAGTGGATTGAAAACTGCACTATCGGGTTTTACAAATTTTGTAAAAGGTATGTTTGGTGGAAAATCGGCAGCACCGTCTTCGGGTGCTGCTAAACCCGGCGCTCCCGGTGCTCCTACACTCGGTGCCGATGGAAGGTATAGAGATGCAAGGGGTAGATTTGCTGCTGCACCTGCTGCGCCTCCCGCGCCAACTGCCGGCGGCAAGGCCCTAGCTGCTGCAGGAAAAGCTGCAAAAGTATTAGGCAGATTGGCCGGTCCGCTAGCAGCCATAGGAGCAATTACCGTAGGTGCTTCCGAATTTGCTGATGCATCTAGTAAAGAAAAATCAGGAGAAATCACCGGAGAAGAAGCTTCCAATCGAAAGAAAGAAGCAGTGGGAGGCGCAGCCGGTGGCGTCTTCGGTGGTCTTGGCGGAGCAGCGGCAGGCGCGGCAATAGGAACTATGATTGCCCCAGGAATAGGTACTGCTATTGGCGGAATACTCGGAGGATTATTTGGGGGAACTTTGGGCGAAGGTATAGGAAGATCAATATCTACGCACTTTACAAGTATTTTAGATATGGTAATTTCTCCGGTAACTGCTATACTTTCTCCATTCATTGCAGTAGTAACATTGCTCAAAGACAACTGGGAAAGCTTAGCCTCAATTGGAAAAAGTTTATTTTCGATTACCGTAGATGTTGTCAAGCTAGCATTCTTCCCTATCTACTTTGCTGGAAAAAAGGTAGCAGAAGGACTTGAATGGTTAGGTAAGAAATTTAAACCAGTCATTGACCCCGTAGTATCAGCATTTGACGGATTGAGAAAAGCTATCAAACGTATGGTTGACTGGATATCAGGTATACTAAGTTCAGTTGCTAAAGGTTTCGGTGGGTTTGTTGATAAATTATACGGGGATGATAAGAAAAAAGATAAGCCGGCTGCTAAACCGGCTGCTAAACCGGCTGCTAAACCGGCTGCTAAACCGGCTGCTAAACCGGCTGCTAAACCGGCTGCTAAACCGGCTGCTAAACCGGCTGCTAAACCGGCTGCACCCGCACCAATCGGTAAAACAGTAGCCGAACGTGAAGCTGCCGTAGACGCCGAGTTAAAGGCAAAAAAAGCAGCCCCTAAACCAACAGAGTACACGATTCAGAAAGGTGATACGTTAGCTCAATTAGCTAAAAAATACAGTACTACTGTAGAAGCATTGATGAAGGCAAATACACAAATTACTAATAAGGATTTGATTTCTACCGGTGCTAAGTTAAACATTCCAGTACAAGCAAAACCGGCTGTTGCCCGTAACACGACTTCCGCAGCACGAGATGCTGAAATGCGGACAGAACAGCAGCTTTATGAAATCCGCGCAGCAGAGAGACAAGCATCGGCTGCTAAAGTTGCTAGGACAGGTACATTTGATGCTACTTCCGCAGGCGATGCCGCCCAGTATATTGGTTCCACTTCACAAACAGAAAAAGAAAAAGCCGAAAAAGCTAAAGATAGTGCAGAAAAAAATAAAGATAGTGCATCGAAATCTGTTTCTAGTGCAAGGACAAACGAAAAAAGTGCCGCACAAACAAAGAAATCAACTGATGAATTCAAAAAATCAACCGATCAGCAAGCAAAACTAGTACTAACAGAAGCTAGCTTAATGCTAACTTTTTCTAAATCGATTCTTGCTTTTGCGATGTCAGTTAATAAGTTCAGAGACGCTATCAAAGAACTTGCGGATAAGCTCAGCACAATAACTGGCGTTACCCCGTCAGACGGAACCAGCGCAGTTTCGGGTGAAAAAATTCCTCAAAATGTTCAAGGTAACTTAGAAGCTATTGCTAAGGGTATGCGCAAAAAAGGCTTCGGTGACGAAAACTATATCAATGCGGTATTAGGTAACGTCATGAAAGAATCAGGCGGAAGGTTTGATAAACAAGAAGACCTTGCCGGATATAAAAACACAGATAATGCAAGAATAAGAAATATCTTTGGCTCTAGAGCCAAGGGTAAAACTGATGCTCAATTAGACGCTATTAAATCTGATCCAAAGCAGATGGGTGAGATGGTGTACGGGGCAGGTACTAAAATAGGTCGGCAGATGGGCAATACTGAAGCCGGCGATGGTTGGAAATATAGAGGCAGAGGCCCAATCCAGTTAACTGGTAAAAGTAATTATGAAAAAGCCTCTAAGGATATTTACGGTGATGATAGGCTAGTTAAAGACCCTGATTTAGTTTTACAACCAGCTGTAGGTGTTGAAGTAGTTGCTTGGTATATGGCACAGAGCGAAAAGAAGATGAGAAAGTCCTTAGGATTTTCGCCTGATCAAGCATTATCTAAGCAAGAGGCTGCATTACTTGCTACGAGTCAAATTGCTGGACAAAAGATTACTCGTGGCTCAGGCTTCTTAGGAACAGAAGCTCTTGGTAAAGCAGAATCATTCGCAGCAGCCATGCCTACAGGAGTAGGCGCTGGCGGCAAATTTAGCTCGGGCGGCGCTGGCGGCGCTGGCGGCGCAGCTAATGCAGCTTCAGAAAAGTTGATATCTAGTAAACCTAGCAATGTGAAGTTGGGCGATAAGACTGACTTATCGGGTATGGATTCTAACATGCTATCTAGATTCTTCACTGCTGCAAAAGAATTCGGTCAACCTGTTAATATTAACAGTGCTTACAGAGGTGATGATTATCAAGCTCAACTTTGGGTAAGAGGTAGAATTTTAGGGGAAGAAGGAATTCATACTCCTGCTAGACCAAAGAACGATACTACTATTACTTACAAAGGAAAACAGTACACTGTAGAAGGTTCAGGCAAAGGAAGTAAACACGGCCGCGGGGAAGCATTGGATATAAGTGCTGATAGGGGAGCGTTTGATCCTGTACTAGAAAAATACGGACTATATCGTCCCTTTAAACAAAAAGACCCTCCCCACGTAGAATTGAAAGCTGCGAAGGGCGGAATATTTGACGGCCCCAAATCAGGTTATCCAGTCGAACTTCACGGCGGCGAAATGGTTGCCCCGCTAACAATGGACTCTATATTGATGAAGTTGGCTAAAACTCCAGCTTTATCAGCAGAGGGTGATATGTTTGAAAAGTCAATGACGGGTAACAAAGCTGCTGCTAGCGAAAATAATAATAACACAGATGCAGTTTTAAAAATGCACTCTGAATTAATAACTGTACTGACTTCTAAGCTAGATAACATGATTAGTGTACTAGATGATGGAAATGATACTCGTGATAAGATATTCAAACACAGTATGGTTTAACATAAATACTTAATAATTGAGAGCGGCATATGTCATATAAAAAGAAGTTTTTGAATAAGAGCGGGATGTCAAGTCCTATCTCCGGCATGAACAGCAATGCTGGTGCTTGGAATGGCCAAGATGGGTCAATGTCAGGTGGATATAGTAATACTGAATTTGGTTATAAAAACTATATGAGTAGACTTCCAGAAGTTTACACTGGACATCCTAATAGAATTGAGCGTTACAACCAATATGAAATGATGGATGTTGACGCTGAAATCAACGCTTGCTTAGACATTATTGCAGAATTCTCTACTCAACGTAACGAACACAACAAGACACCGTTCAGCTTTGAATTCAAAGAAGACCCTACCCCACACGAAGTAGAACTACTGACAAAGCAATTGCAACAGTGGTGTAAGTTAAATGAATTTGATGTTCGCATATTTAAGATTTTCCGTAACGTAATCAAATACGGAGATCAAGCATTCGTTCGTGACCCAGAAAACTTCAAGTTATACTGGATTGACATGGTTAAGGTTATTAAAGTAATCGTTAACGAGAGTGAAGGAAAGAAGCCCGAACAGTATGTTATTAAAGATATCAATGTAAACTTACAAAATCTTACAGTAGCAACCAAAACAAATACTGATTTCGCAGCTAATCCAGCAACTGGATCAGGTGGAACTGGCGGCGGCGGCGCAGGCGGCGGATATACTGTTCCTTCTATGCCCTACGATAGTACAGGGTCACGCTTTACTTTAGGGCAGAGTGAGGCTGCGGTAGATTCAAAGCATGTTGTTCACGTATCATTGACTGAAGGCCTTGACAGATTCTGGCCTTTCGGACAGTCAATTCTAGAGAACATCTTTAAGGTCTATAAGCAGAAGGAACTATTAGAAGACGCTGTTCTAATCTATCGTGTACAACGTGCTCCTGAACGTAGAATGTTCAAGATTGACGTTGGTAATATGCCAAGTCACTTAGCTATGGCATTCGTTGAGCGTGTTAAGAACGAAATTCACCAGCGTAGAATCCCATCAGTATATGGTGGACAATCAATCGTTGACGCTACATACAACCCGCTATCAATGAATGAAGACTACTTCTTCCCTGTAACGGCAGAAGGTCGTGGTTCAAGTGTTGAAGTTCTCCCTGGTGGACAGAACTTAGGTGAAATTGATGACTTGCGTTACTTCAACAATCGCCTTGCTCGTGGTCTTCGTGTTCCGTCATCGTATCTTCCAACTGGCCCAGATGACAATACTACACCATTGAGTGATGGTCGTGTGGGTACTGCAATGATTCAGGAATTCAGATTCAACCAGTATTGCGAACGTTTGCAGAATTACATGGCATTGAAATTTGACGAAGAATTCAAACTATTCCTACGTTGGAGAGGCTTCAACATTGATACAAGTCTATTCCAATTAGTATTCAACCCTCCGCAGAACTTTGCCGCATATCGTCAAAGTGAATTAGACAATGCTAGAGTTGGTACGTTCACTAGTATGGAAGCGTTTCCTTATATCTCAAAGAGATTCGCACTTGAAAGATTCTTGGGTCTAACTGAAGAAGAAATCAAGCGCAACGAAAAGCTTTGGGAAGAAGAAAACAAAGAAGAAGTTACAGAAGAACCGGGCGGCAGCGATCTGCGTAATATCGGTGTATCAACTGGTGACTTTGAAGCAGATATGGAAACTGCTGATGAAATTGAATCAAGCGAAGAAATGGGCGCTGAAGGCCCAGAAGCAGCCGGCCCAGTCGGTGACGCTGGCGGAGAGGCAGTTCCTGGCGGCGCAGCCGGCCCCGTAGGCGGCGGCGGAATGCAAATCTAAAAGATAAATACATTCATGAATCTACTAGAAATGTTTGACGCACCTATTAACGGGATGCAAGATGTCAATGATGACAATAGTAAACCTACCTATCGAACATCTAGAAAAACAAAACTAACTCTAAAACAAATTCGCAAACTTCGTAGAATGCTAGATGTAAGAAGCTACGAAAAGCAAAAATATTTAGGCAATGTTCGTAAGCAATACGGTGCAAAACCAGAAGAAGCAGCCGGCGGCCCCGCAGCATAAAGCATATCTAAATTAAAAACTCAAAAAATACATAGTTATTGAGTGTTTTTCCTGACTACGGCATAAGTAAGTCTACACAAAGCCATTTGTATCAGGAGAAATTATAATGGATCATAAGAAATTTGAAAAGTTAATGGATTTAGTCATTAACGAAAATGCGGATCAAGCCCGCGAATTATTCCACGAAATCGTTGTAGAAAAGTCAAGAGAAATCTTTGAGTCAATTATGGCTGAAGAAGAAGAAATGATGGACGACGAAGACATGATGGAAGGTGATTACGGCGATACCATGGAAGATGATGGTATGGGCGGCCAAGTAGGCGATCTAATGGACGAAATCACTGCTGAAGAATCAGGCGTCATGGAAGAAGAAGACGAAGAACTAGACTTCACCGATGGCGAAGACGATATCGAACTCGGCGCTGAAGAAGACTTCGGTGACGAAGGCGGCGACGAAAATGAAGACGCTATCATTCGTATCGAAGACAAGCTTGACCAGTTGATGGCCGAGTTTGAAGATATCATGGGCGGTGGCGCTGATGATGACATGGGCGGCGAAGAAGACTTCGGTGACGAAGGCGACGCAGACATGGACTTCGGTGACGAAGAAGATGAAGAAGCTATGATGGAAGCTGTACAGCTTAAGAAAGTTTCTGTAACTCACGGCGATAACGGCGTTCAAACTAAGAGCCCAGGACTTCAGGGTTCAGGTCAAGCAGGAATGGACAGTCACCCAGTAAAGTTCTCTGGCGCTGCTGAATCAGTTCCTACTGCTCCTAAAGCTCCAAGCAACTTCTACTCAAAGGGTGAAACATCTGTAAAGGGTGCAGGTAACTTCAAGAACAGTCCAGGTAAGGATAACTTCAAGGACAAGGGCGAAGCAGCTCCTAAGCCAAAGCACGGTGATGACGGCGCACACACTCGCAGCCCAGTAGCAGAGTCACGTAGACCTGCTCGTAGACCAGCTCGCTAATAAGGAATACTGAGAGAATGGCTTTGTATCTCAGAGAAAATCTCACCTTTGATAGAGCAGGCATGGTTGTCGAATCTATCAAAGAAGAGGGCGCTGATTTTAAGACCCTCTATATGAAAGGGATTTTCATTCAGGGCGGGGTAAAGAACGCAAATGAGCGTGTTTACCCCGTCAATGAAATCGAAACCGCTGTAGATACATTAAACAAGCAAATCTCAGAAGGCTACTCAGTTTTGGGTGAAGTTGACCACCCAGATGATCTTAAAATCAATTTAGACCGTGTATCACACATGATTACAAGCATGTGGATGGACGGAGCCAACGGTTTTGGCAAACTAAAAATTCTTCCTACTCCAATGGGTCAACTAGTAAGAACTATGTTGGAGTCAGGAGTAAAGCTAGGTGTATCCAGTCGTGGATCAGGTAATGTAAACGATATGGATGGTAGAGTCAGTGATTTTGAAATCATCACTGTTGATATCGTTGCCCAACCTAGCGCACCAAACGCATATCCCAAAGCAATTTATGAAAGTCTCATGAATATGAGAAACGGACATAAAGTGTTAGAGATTGCTAAGGAAGCACAGGGTGACAAAAAAATACAACGATTCCTTGGTGAGGAAGTAAAGCGTCTCATCAATGAACTTAAAATATAAAAGGAATCAAGAAAAATGTTAGATGCTATTAAGCCATTACTTGACAGCGGACTCATCAACGAAGATATCGGGCAACAATTAAATGAAGCCTGGGAAGTTAAGTTGACTGAAGCCCGTGAACAAGTACGTGTAGAACTCCGTGAGGAATTTGCACAACGTTACGAACATGATCGTACTGTGATGGTTGAAGCTCTTGACAAAATGATGACCGAAAATCTTTCAGAAGAAATTGCAGAATTTCGTGCTGAAAGACAAGCAATGAATGAAGACAGAGTTAAAGGACAGCTTAAGCTTCGTGAAAACGCAACCAAATTCAACGACTTTATGGTTACTAAACTAGCCGAAGAAATCCGCGAACTACGCAGTGATCGCAAAGCTCAGATGGAAGGTCAAGCAAAACTTGAGAAATTCATCGTACATGCTCTAGCCAGAGAAATTAAAGAATTCTCACAGGATAGACAAGCTGTTGTTGAAGCTAAGGTTAAACTCGTTGCTGAAGGCCGCAAGCAATTGGAAGCACTCAAAGCAAGATTTATTGCTGAAAGTGCTAAAAAAGTTAGCGGTTTGGTCGGAACACATCTCAAGAGTGAACTATCACAACTTAAAGAAGATATCCAGTCTGCTAGAGAAAATAACTTTGGACGTAAGCTGTTCGAAGCTTTTGCTAGCGAATTCTCAGTAACTTATCTAAACGATAAGGCTGAAACTCGCAAAGTTATGCAAGAGCTTAGAGCAAAGGACAACCAACTAGCAGAGGCTACAGCTAAGCTTGCAAACGCAGCTAAGTTAGTAGAAACAAAGGATCGTGAAGTTAGAATGATTAACGAATCAACTCAAAGAGCTAGGGTCATGAATGAACTTCTATCCCCGCTTAATGAGGAGAAGAAGCAAGTGATGAAGACTTTACTTGAAAGCGTACAGACACCTCGTCTACAACACGCTTTCGACAAATATTTACCAGCAGTTCTCAATACAGGTACAGTAGAAGCAATTACTGAAAAGAAGACTAATACTAAGTCTGTTATTGTAGAAGCAACTGGTAATAAAAATGCCACTATAAAAACAAATGAAGTAGATGAAACTATCGTAGATAATGTAATCGATATCAAGCGTTTGGCAGGGCTTTAATTAAAAAAGACAATTAGGAGAATATAAATGTCAAAAGTACTTTTAGAAAGCCGTTGGGGAGAAACTAAGGACGCCCTGCTTGAAGGCTTAAAGGGCAATCGCCGCTCAACAATGGGTGTATTGCTCGAAAATACAAAAAAGCAGCTTCTTGCTGAAAGTTCAGCCGGAACTACAACTGCTGGTAATATCGCAACTCTAAACCGCGTTATTCTTCCAGTAATTCGTCGTGTTATGCCTACTGTTATCGCTAACGAACTCGTTGGTGTGCAGCCAATGACCGGCCCAGTTGGTCAGATTCACACTCTACGTGTGCGTTACGCTAACTCACTAACCGACACTTCAGCAGCACAGACCTCTGTAACTGCTGGTGAAGAAGCTCTATCACCATTCAAGATTGCACAGGCATACTCTCGTGTACCATCAGGCGCTACAACAACTGATGCTTACACTGGTGCCGACACTGCTTCACTTGAAGGTAACGGTGGTAAGCAGATTTCTGTTCAGATTCTACGTCAGGCTGTTGAAGCCAAGTCACGTAAGCTACAAGCTCGTTGGACGTTTGAAGCTGCACAGGATGCACAATCACAGCACGGTATCGACGTAGAAGCAGAAATTATGGCTGCTCTTGCACAAGAAATCACTGCTGAAATCGACCAGGTAATCTTGCTTTCACTTGCAACTCTTG